TGATTACCGTTCTTGTTCTACATGTTGTTTCCGGCGTTCCTTGCCCCGTGTAATATACAGCGTCACGTCCCGTGCACTCTATAAATGTCCCGTCCAGTGGACATTTACCATCCGGTGGTGGTTGAATGACTTCGCATTTCTGGCTGTTTTGTAAAATCCCATTTGCATAATAGAATGAGATTCCATTTACACTAAAATATCCTGTGTGTGGTTGTGTACAGGTGGGCGTACCATTAAGATCTCCATTATGTGCATGAAGAATCCCGTTACAATCTTTATTAAATTGTACCACTGTACTACTATCACACGCAGATTGGTGCGAAGTTCCAACTGCACCATGCTCAAACCGTTCACAGGTACATTCTGTTATTTTAATACAGCGCTGGTCGTTTAGTACTCGGTTGACTACACAACTTTTGCCATCTTGAGTTTTTGTACCAGTATACACAACAGCCGTTGTTCCTTCACACTGATATCCTGCTTCACATTCAATAATATCTACTATTACACAGTTTAAATCATTTAGTTGAATTCTCTCGTTACACCCATCGGAATACACACCCGCAGTTCCCTTACAACCTTTGAATTGTTCTTCCGTTGGTTCACAAATGTAACATGTGGGGTCGTTTGCAATATATTCAATTCCGCAGTTACCGTCCGCATATTTACCTGCATTTTTTGGTATGCCAGTACCATCCTCCCGAACCCCACCGACCTCAGTACATCCTAAAAACGTTCCTTTCGGCGTACATTTACACTGTGCGTTTTCGCATCCCTGTGTACAGGTGTCTATTATTCTATTTTCCGTACTACAATCAGTATTTCTAAACGTTCGTACGATATTGTTTCCCAAGCACCGTGGTTCGCCTACAAATTCTGCCGTACACGTTACGGTAGTTTCACATTTACCACCCACACACTTTTCTGCGCACGTTTCAACAGTGCGCAACTCTTCCGAGCAATCTGTTTTTCTATAGGTTTGAACTACATTAGAACCGTTGCATTCAGTTGGTCCCGTAAACCCCTCAATACACGTTTTTGGATTACATATATCGGATACTGCTGTGTAAGAAGAACATTGTCCGTATTGTAATCCATTTGAAAATTCTGCAATAGTTCCAATTGCCGTAACCAGTTCGGTACAGCGAATAAACGTGCCGACCGGTGGGCATGTTACCTCGGACTTACATTGATCCGCTGCCGCAGTGAATGTGTTACATGGTTGGCCCGGCGGTGATTCCCCTCCCGCAAATAAACCAAGTCCATTAGCATCAGTACAACGTATAAACGTTCCTTGCTGTGGGCAGGTATTTCCAGTTGGCGTAGGCGTAGGAGTTGCTACTGGTATCTGTACACATTTTGCCGTATACGTAGGAACTGCATAAAATCCTAGTCCGCCACTAAAACTCTCTACTATTTGGCAAACGTATCCAGCAGGACAGTCGTTTTCAATTATTGAACAGCCACCAGCCGTCACTACGGGAGTGGGAGTGGGCGTGGGAGTTGGATTATCACCCCCGCCACCGCCGCCACCGCCGGTGCCGTTAGTAAACTGCGACAGTTCATCTTCTTCTATTAGTGGATTAACTAGTCTGCCTAAATTAAGACGTTTCATATATTAACTTATTTGAATTCGGGAGTCTACCGTTTTACGTAGATTTTCAAGCGTATCTTTTACTGCATTCTCAATGATTGTCCGATATTCGTCTTCTTGAATTCTTTCGTCATTAACAATAACTATTTCTTCTACTATAGTTTTGTATAAATCTAGTATGAAATCGTTCAAATCTTTTTCAAATTCAGTGCGAATCCCAACTTTATCTATTCTGCCGATGGTGTTATCGTATGTTTGCCCGCCAATTTCTATATTTTGTATTACATTAACTGACGTAACTCCTTCCGTTGGGTCAGCTTGTTCAACGCCAGTTTGAAATATCTTTTCTGCTACTCCGATTGCATCCACCTTACTGAATGATTTTTCTATGAATTCCTTTGCCAATCGGTTATTTTCTACTATGGTTGGTTCATCAATAGTATTATTAAATGATAATTGAACTTCGGTTCTAGAGTCGGATATTACATCCAATCGTAGAATCTTATTATTGTACGTCCCAATTTCATCAGAAAAAAAGTTGATTACTACTCTATAATCACTGGGGATCAGTACCAAATTTTTATCTATGAATAATTTCGTAAAATCCAGACGTACATAGTTTTTGTAAGTCTTATCAGTATATTCCACCAAATGCGATTTTATTACGTCATCCGACAACTTAACTACCGTGCTTAATATTAACTGGTTGGATGGTATGGAATAAAAATGTAACTCTATGTTGTCGTCTTTATCATACGCAAAACTTGCAGGAATTTCTTCGTATAATACCAGTTCTCCAGGCACTCTAACTATTCGTGATGCTAGAAATCGTGGATCGGTATTTGTAGTTATGTCACTTCTAAAATTAATTTGATTAGGCATATATTAACCGAGTCCGAGTGGGACCGCATCTCCTGTGTCACCCACGGTCAGTATCGTAAGTTCTGTAAACTGTTTATCTATGTTATTTACTACGTCTAGATTATAACGTTCAAAATAAATTGGTACATAGTAACCTTGCGATGCAGTTGGCGCCGTATTTATACTTGGACTTATTATAATTGTAGCTCCATCATAATCCACGGGAGTGACTATTTTAAATGGATATGTATATGAAATCTCCGGTTGTAACTCTTGTAGTGACTGTGTGGTTTGTATAACACTCGGTGATACCACCCGTGTATCTATCGTAAACACATCCCCGTCCGAAGAAAAATTTTTCGTAGAAACCGTAATGATATCTTCGTTATTTTTCTTAAGATTTACCAAGTATTTTGGTACAAACGAATCCGAAAAATTACTCATTGGCATCTACTTTAAAGGTATAATTAAACTCAGGAAAAAACACTAAATTATCCGATTTAATTTTTAAGTCAATATTATAGTATCGGTTTATCTCAAACGCCGACGTGTCTAGAACGAAATATGAACCGGATACATCGCAACTAATAGTAGAATATTCATCAAAATTATATAAAACCACACCAGATACTTGATCCGTTATTCGGAAGTATGACTGCGAGGGTAGATAATATACGTTCTTGTATCGTTGTACTGCATCATATTTTTTGTCTGGGTATAAATCGCGTGTGACCAAGTATACCTTATCAATCTCTCCGCTTGTATACGCTTCCTTCAAATTTTTTGGAATGATTGAAATATTACTTCCGCGTATTGGCTTTAAACTACCTGTATTAAACTGCTGGTCTACCCATGCAATTTCTAATGTTGGGGCAAATACCGTGTGTGTATTTCCAGAAAATACCTTTATGTTTCCTTTGTTGGTGGAATCTAATTCATCAACGGTGGGGTATTTAAGTAGTAAACCATTCCACGAAAATTGATTTGACCCCGATACCACTGGAGCAATGATATTGGTTACATCTAGTCTGATATCTTCTATTGGAACTTTGGTGAAAGTATACGACGAACTGGGCGTGGTGATATAATCACTACCCGAAGTAGCCCAGTATTGCGTGTCACTTGCGTCGGTCCATGTAATTCCATCACTCGCATTTCTAACATTTTGATAAAAATAACCACTTCCTTCTATCCAACTACGAGACACTGGATATACTTCTAACTTCTGATATCGTTTTATATTGGATGCATTTGCTATACGTAAGTTTAAATAGTATTTTGCACCGGCTGGATACTGTTGTTGCGACGGAACATCAAAATAAATAAGTGCTCTGGCAGACGAAGATGCATACATTACATCACCGTCCAGTGGTTTTATAGTTTTACCAACTTCTAAAATTTCATCCAAACCGGTATTGTTTGTTGGATATCGTTGATATATTGATGCATCTTGTGTAGAAGATAGAAATGTTCGCATGGGTTATCTCAATTATTGTCTGGCATATCCAACGATATCCGTTTCTGGGTATCGTATTTCAAACACACACGGATCAAGCGACGGGTATACAATGTCGTCATCCATTGCTTCATCCATTGGATAGCGATATTCAAAATAATCACGCCCGTCTTTAAACTTATATTTATTCGTCATGATAACATCCGATACCGTTTGAACTCCTTCAACCGATCCAATGGTTAATCTTAAATCATTCATAATAATTGGTTGGTTAATTTGCCATTTTGCAATGTCAAAGAAATCTTTAATTACATCAATGCAACGAGCTACCACATCGTTCATGTTATAATTTCTATATACAACAATATGAAATTCTACTGCAATGTTAACAACGAATGCATCAATAATATTTACATCGTCGGTTAACATACGGTATTGCTCTAGATACTTTGCTAAATTTTTCTTAACTAACGTATTAAGCGGAGCCAATCTACCATCGGCATTATATCCCAATACATATAAATTAATTGAATTGGGTGCAACGGGATCGTACACATACGTTCGGTTGTTAAATGGATTGGTGTCATTATTAACCAACAATGATCCAGAATCCTGCGACTCAATTTGACTAATTTGTTCGTCACGAACCACGAATACTTTTGATATTTGTCCAAATTTTGAAGGCATTGCCAATGAACGAACCACGTAATCCTTATCGGTAACTACACGGTTTTGTGCGTTAAAGAACGCCAATGCATTTTGACGAATTTCTTCAACACTTTCTATGTCACCACCGCCTCGGGCAGGTTCTTCGTTTTTAACTGCTAAACTAGAAACCACTTGGGCAAATAAGTTTTGTTCTGCCGATGTGTAATCAGTGCCTAGATTTCCAATCAATGGACTATCTACTTGATTGATAGTATTGGACGGTACGTTAGATTCTACACCACCGCCAACCAAATATGTCACGGTTAATGTAGTATTTGCGGGTGCTAATCCGAACGTATCACTTGCAATGAAATCGGATGGATCTAAACTAACATTTGCAATACCTTGGTTGTATTTGGAATTTGCAATTTGTCCAGAATTTAAGGTTACTAAGTCATCGTCCAAATTATTAGTTCCTGACCCAAACCATAGTTCCATTTTTAAATTTGAGTTTATTCGTGTAGTAAAACGACGAGGTTTTTTTCTTAATACCGCAAGTTTTGCCGGTGGTAGTGCATTTAATTCCATTGTGTCTTGCGAAATAAATCCGTCTGAATTTCTAGTCACCACATTCCGTTCTTCAAGAATTAGATCTTGGCCGAGATAGTCCACTTCGTACCATAAATTATTTTCTGCATCGGTCACACTCACAATAGAAACAATATTTGGATCAGGTACTTCTACTTTAGAAAACTTCTGTGGTGATCCAAACGTATAGGTGATTGTTTTAAGATCAGCAGATACTAGTTTTATTGTTTTAGATACGACATACATTGTTGGAGCGTTATTAGAATCTCTTGCCAAAATTCTAATTGATCTACCGGACGCATCTGCAAAATCTACATCTTGTATAGATCTAAATGATTGAATCGGCGGCGTGTCCGTGGAGAATTTAGAATTTGACAATACCCGTAAGAAAAATCTCTTATCTGGTTCGTAGTTATTTAACGCACCCATTGCAGGAACCATTTGGTATATGGTTGCCTCTACCGTAGAAGTTGCGGTAAGTTTGGGTTTGTACCCCAATGCTTGCGATATTGCTATAACGTTTTGACGTTCTTTAGCAAATAATAATAGATTTTCTTTATATTGGTTGTCAACATAAAATGACATTACATCGCCAACGTATGCCGCCATTTCCATAAACATCATACCAGGAGATGCTTCGTTAAAATCGGTATACGTGTTTGGGTAATACGCTTTGGCAAATTCAATCAAATTTTGACGGAATTCGGAAAAGTTTTTTGATAGATAATTTACATCTTTAAAATTAGGTGTAAATTTTTTCGTGATTGATTGATTCACCGCCATTGATTATCTCCTAAAACGTCAGAATGATGGTGTCTCTGATGTTTGGGTTTTTCCTGAGTCTATATCCTACGTACAATTTAAGTCTATTATTATCCAACTCCGCAGGTTCCGCATTAAGTTCAAACTGCACAAGTTCTAAAAACGGCATCCAACGTTCTACTGCATCCACAACAGACAGTCGCGCCCCTTCAATGTTTTCAGGAGTTAACTGTTCAAATAGATAATCGTGTATCCCGCACCCAAAATCAGGTTGATGAACACGTTCCCCCTTTCGAGTAAGTATCAAATTTATAAAGTTTGACTTCACTTGTGTGAGGGTATCAAAGGATTGTTGAAAATATCCCGTATTTCCCAACTGAATTGGTAGAGTAATCCCTATAGCTTGTGCCATAAACTATCTCAAACGATCTTCATCGCCTTCATTAATTGTGAATAATCTTTGGTAACTGCGTTTATTATCGCAGGATCTACGTCACGGGGAGCATTTTCTGGCAGTGGCACTACCATATTGTTGGTTGATGCTCGTAACGTTTCTCCATCATAAGAAATACCCATTAACTCAGCCAATCTTCCACGGTCAATAGAAGGTTTTTTAGACTGTGGTGCTGGAGATTTTGTTTCAGATATCTGTTTGATCTCTGAAACCGCTTCTGCCAAGAGTGTTGGGAGAATTTTTGTAACTTCTTCTTCTACAATGGTACGAATGTACGCTTTTAATAGTTGTCTGTCCATAGTAACGACCGGTGGTCAAGGGTTATTAGTTGGTAATTTTGGCAACGATGGAATACTAGGTATCGTTGGTAACTCTGGGATTTGCGGAATTGCTGGAATATCTGATAACGACTTGGGAGGTTTCATGGGAAACGTAAAATTTTCCTTTGCCTTTTTTAAATTATCTTTACTAACTTTTTGTTTTAACTCACGTAGTTCTTTCTGAGCTTTTAGAAATGCAAGTGTTGCTAATATTTTTGGGTCCAGCACAGGTAGTTTTAAAAATAAAGATACACCCGCAGCTGCCAATGGAGCAAGTTTTGCAGCTTTATCTTTTAATTCTTCTATTTTTTTATCTTTTTCTTGTTGTAATTTCGTCTGTGCTTCACCCGTAAGTTTTTGAGCTTCAGCTTTTGCTTGCTGCTTTAACAACTCTGGGTCTTTTGTCGTGGGTAATTTTTTTAATTTTTCTGCGGCAGTATTTGCAGCAGGTGGGATTGCCGATGCAGCTGCGGTTGTAGCTGTATTTTTTATTCCACTTTTAGCTTGTTTTGTTAAATCGGTTGCGGCACTTATAGGATCTATCATATTAAACCACTCTATAATAAGGATCGGTTAATGTCCATTTATTATTTTCTACAACTGTTACTTCGCCTGCTTTAAAGTCATTTTTTTGAATTTTTGGAACTTCATTTCCTAAATTAATAAATACGTCACCGCTATTAAATGGTGCACCAGCAAACGGAAGTGGTATTTGTTGACCCGAATTTGGTTTTATAAGTTCCGAATATAATTTTACTAATCCACCAACAATTTCTGGATTGAGTACTGCTGGACCCACTGGTGTGATAACGTGTGTAAACGTAGCTATTCCAGGAGTCGGTGGGGGTACAATTGTGCCCTTGGAAGTTGTCCACGGCAACACTTGTGCCGGAACTCCCAATAATGTTATTATAAGTCTAGCCAAAAATTTTGATAAACTAGTTCCACCAACAATTGGTTCATAGTCATCTCCCGCACTTCCTAAAAACATTTTATCTGCTAATACCGAGAAATTTTTAGTAGCAACAATAGTTATGTCATTACCAGTACTTATGGTATAATCATTATCTGCAATATTGTCTATATTTCTGCTAGATAAATTTCGTATATCTATGTTTGCTGTTAAAATAATACTACTGTCAGTGTCTATTGATGTGTTTTTGAAACTGTTCAAATAAATTTCTTCTTGCGCAAATAACATGATGTGTGTTTTCTTAGAACCAAGAACTACACGGTCAGAATTTATAATGATAGATGCGCCATCGTACTGTTGCGGGGGATTTTTTAATGATCTGTACAATGATCCCGCATTGACGATGGTTGGTTCATATGGAACCACTTGATCGGAGGTCATCCAAATAGAGGATACGTCTTTGTTCACATCCTCCAATATGAGTCCGAACACTTTATCACTCGTACATGCGTTAGTTTCTACGTCTTTTGCTTGCCCCGTTCTAAATATTAGGTTCGGTGCCATTCCTTTACTACTTGGGTCAATTTGGCTTGAACCAAATCGCACAGAATGTCCCATTCTCCCCTGAATTAATACATCGCCTTCAAAATGTTTCAGCGGACGAACTCTGCTGTCAGGTTTGTAGTATCCACCAAATTCATGATCGGTTGGTGTAATTTCGTCATTACCCGACGTAATAGAAGAATTTAATTTTTTGGTACGGTTATTGAGTGAACTATTTAACTTTAACATGGAACTTTCTTGCAGTCTATGTGCAAGATTTATTTTTCTCATGTAGAAAAAGTTACCTAAAATTTTTTGTAATATAACCAACTCACCAATCAACGGCATCTCTTGTATGGTAGAGTCAAGGGGGTCTGCCCAATCCAATAATTCATCGTCTCTACCATCATGAACAGAAAAAATTCTTACTTTAATTGCACCCACATTATATCCGTCGGCGGAATATTGGGGATGGAAGTGATCCAGTATAACATCCACCACAATTGCTTCATAATTTGGGTTGGTTACTGACCGAGCAGAATCACCTGCATTGGAGGTTGCTAATAATCCTTCCGGTTTTCCTCGGTAAACATATTTGTTTCCTGATGCCATATTATGTCTTCAGTCGTTGTATAGAATGATCCAGATCATCTTGCTCAGAAATAACTGTTTCAAAGTCAGTTTTTATATTAGTTAATAACTGTAACTTCTCTTCTTCACTTAGCATATCCCCTGTAGTAGTACTTTTGGTGGATATTGATACCAATCTTTGTGCAATCTGCGCCAGTCGTACTAGATGCTCGTCATTTTTAACGTTAACATCTAAGAAATCTTTTATAACTGGTCCAAGAACTGCCGCATCTTCAGGCGTTTTTATCAGTTTAACAAAGCTAGCAATAAACTGATTAATCTGTTCTCGTTTTTTATCTGTGTTTTTATAGATATCCGAGAACAGATCAGCCAGTGTTTTTCCATCAAATAGTTCGGTGTCAAATGCCATAATAATCTTTTAACGAGGAGGTGTATCCTATATATAGTTATTTTTCTTGGTTATAGACGAAAAGCATGGATGGGTCAGAAAGATATCCAGAACGACGATATTCTTTCATCTGTTCAAGAACATGTACTTTCATCTTATTAATAACTTTCGTAATATGAACTGTTTTATTGTTGGTCATTTCACGAATCAATAGATATAGTGCTTTTTTATTAAAATTTTCTATAGAATTTGCACGTTTCATTAGTTCTACCACGGCGTTGGCAATTTCTCTATCACGTTTTTTCTTAAAAATACGGTCTAGATTAAAATCCCAGTATTGAATGAGTAACTCTACAAAATCACTGGTGTCTTTTTGTGAAGTCTCTGCATCTGGTTTGGTAGTTAATACTTCTTCTAACAGAAAAGACTCGTCGCTAGATGAATCCACGATGTGAGTTGATCGTAGTTCGTCTCGGTACGAGTTATTATTATGCAATACGAGATAATTTTTTGCAACCACTGAGAAATATGAGAACGCTTTACCTTTATTTTCCGTGAATTTATGTAAGTTCAACACTAAAAAGGACACTACTTGATTCTTAATATCTTCAAAATTTCCATCTATATACGGAAACTTAAACCGATTAATAATATTCTCGGCCAGTTTGTCTATTGATGGGTGGATTCTTTCTCTAAAGATTGTATTCCGTTCGTCTTCATCCGTGGACTTATTATATTCAACAATTGCCCGTTCCGTATCTTCGGTGAAATATACCTTACCTAACTTTGCACGTCTAATTTCTAAATCAGTTTTTTTCTTCATCTTGCTCCTTTCCATAAATAATAGGACGAAGCGTGAACAATATTTCGGCCATTTGCTGAAATACCGTCCCCACTTCGTCGTCGGATTCAAACATTTTTCGTTCGTCTAAGACTTGCATCGTATGCAGTACAAATGACAACGAAGTATAAAATTCTTCTATACTTTTTTCATAAACTTCTAGTTTTTTCAGTAAATTATAGGTTGTATATCCTAATGCAACAACCAATATACTTAAACTTACGATTATAATAACTAATATCATTAGATTTCCGGTAGGTGAAAATTACTAAATTTTGACATATATTTTGCAACGGAGGTGCCGTTGGCATCAGTTCTATTACTTCCATTTCTAAAAAATGCTTTTACACCTTCACTACCCGCAAAATGTGCTCCGGCAAGGACACCTGCACGGGTAATTTTTACGCCATTGACAATTCGTCCATTATATCGGTTGATATATCCAGACAACTCACGATTATTTACTTTCATATATCGTAACATCACAGTATCTTGGATTTGCTTGTTATTCAAAAACTCACGTTGACTTACACGAAATCCTAAAACACGAACGGTTGACGGACTAAACTGATATCGTCCCATCATACCGAACTGGTTTACCGTTCTGTGCGTACCACCTGGCGTTTCTATGGCTGCAACCCGATCCATAAACTGTTCAATTGGCGTAGGTTTAGACTTCGGAATGGTTGTAATAGTAACACTCGGAAGTCTATTAGTAAGATACACCGTCGTAAATAAAATTACAAGTGGCAAAATTAATTTTTTCATAATTTCCTCCGTATTCTAATACTATAATTAGTGGTTAATTCAGTTGCAAGGTCAATATTTTGACGACCTTACCTCTCAATCGTTGCATAGTAATCATTTTGCGTACGTTGCCGATCAACATCCTTAATATGATACAGTGCCCATTCTTCTTCAGACGGGAGTGGCGCCATTGTTTTATAGCCTACAATCCGTTCATGGACCTTACCTTCCCATCGAATATCAGGTGAGTTTCTATATAGGCGTGTCTGATAGTCTGGGAACATGACCCATCCCTGTTCATTAACTTGCCATCCCCATCGTTTAATGTCTTCATCGGTTAGTCCGTTTACGACATTCACACGAGGAATTGCAAATAAATCAATGTTAGTATTATTTTCTACAATATCATGTAAATAAGTTAGCAAATTATTATTGAACTTCTCGTCCGCATCTACTTGAAAAATATAATCTCCCGAACACTGTTCCGTCAGAAAGTTCTTGTGTTCCGCAAAATTATTGTTTAACGCATGTTTAATTAACTTAATCTCACCGCCAGTTGCATATGCGTCCAACAATGCCACCGTAAATTCATCGGTTGAATAATCGTCAACGACCACAATCTCATCTCCAGTTTGTTCGCAAAATGGAACCAACTGACTTAGTAGGTTCTGGATATATTCACCTTCATTATGTGTTGTAATCGCGAAACTAATCATGTTAAACTCCAATATTTAAATAGGGCAAGTTCTTTGGCCTTGGCTTCTAGGTCAATGTCAATAGTCAGTCCAAAGTCGTCAATTTTATTGAACACATAATCTGCATGCGCACGAGGATTGCCCGTGACATTTTCATTTAAATTTTTAGATTCACTATAGTGAAATAGCGGCGTCATGTTTTTCCATGTAAATGTTGCAAGTATTGCTGCTTCTTTTGTAGTCAATCCATCGGGATGAAATTGATGATGAAAATAATCAAACGTAATGGGCAAGTATAATACTTTGTGCAAATGGTCAAACAATTGTTGTACTGAAAATCCCGATGCTTTGTCGTCATTTTCTACTACAAGCCGTGCTTTACAATTATCAGATAACCGATGATATGCTGCAATCCATCTATCGGCTACTTCCTTAGAAAAATTCATACCAACATGAATATTTAGCGCATTATACGGAGTTGCCGTAAGACCCATAAGATCAAATATGGTAGAATGAAGTTCAAGATCTTTGATCGAATTCTCAACAACAGTAGGTTTAGCCGATGCAAGTTTTACGAAATGATCAGGGTGAGCAGTAATACGTTGTCCGTACTGCGTAGCAAGTTTACCGGCAGTTTGAAGAACTTTACAAATGTCATCGTATTGTGGCAAATCTGCAAGATTGTATTCAGTACCCCACGGAAAAATACCCGATCCCATTCGGAATACCTTGACATTGTTATCCTCGTTCCATTGGATAATGCGAACGAGATCAATTGCATTGGCAAGAGCAAGTTCAGACGCATACGTCAAACCTTTTTGTTTAAAAGTGCGTTGAATCATACCACGACCAGTGGTAATTTTTTGCTTTTGTAATGTTACATTAATACAACAATAACCGACTTGATGTGACATGTATGTAACCTTTGGTTGAGTTATCTTAAACTTAATACATTGACATGCAATTGTCAAGTATTAAATACGTGAATTTATACGACTATTGTAGTAATTAACTGCATTTTGATCGTGTTCCCAGAGTTCTTTATTATTCCAATCAAATTCTGCACTGGTGAACTGTATAGGTTCTGGTGGTTTAATTTCTTCTACCTCAATTGTCGGGTAGAAAGATTGTTCGTTTATAAGTAAATCTTCTGTATTGTCTGGATACAGTGTGTATTGTTTATTTTCTACTGTGTTAGTAGTTGCAGTTTTATTCTTTATAAGAAAATTAACCGCTATTACTAGTGCAACCGCCAACGGATCAAATACTAATACGATAACTAACGTAAACCATTTAACAACCGTGTCAAGGTCCGTTCCCAGTACTTTTGCAATGTAGACGAAAGTACCAATATCGCCGTTGGTTTCAATCTCGACACGTTTAGCAATACTAATTCCATTGAGACTATCCCTCTGTGCTGAAAGATTTGTGAGTTCTGTTTGTAGTAATGTAACATTCTTATCGGCCGTTGTCAGCACCGACTGCATACTTCTAATTGTTGTATTATTTCCAGAGGTTGACTTAGAAACTAAATTATCTAAACGAGTTTCTTGTTGAGATCGTAGACTTATTAATTGATTAAGACGATCTTCTTTTCGCTTGATATCCTGCTCTAAACTACCAACCCTACCCTGTACCCTCTGGATGTCTGCACTCAACGCCAGTGGGGTGCTAGCGACCTTAGCGTAGGCAGATGAGAGGTACCCGTAGATACCAGCGGATGTGATAACCATTAATATTACAGCAGCAGTTGACAAATAATATTTAAGAGTTTTTGGGATTTCTTTCCAGTATTGATATAAGAAAGATATACTCACAATCTTCCCCAATTCTAATGCCGATGCCATTATTCCTGCGCTCAATGCTGCTCCAGCAAATAATTTTGCAATACCCGTCACCGAAAACACCGCGGCGCATAGTGCAACAAATGTTGCAGTTAACGAGGTAATGGTAATTAATGATTTTTGTGTATTCATATAGGTCTCATGCGAAAACACGACTAGAGAACGTGTGCTCCCTAGTCGTGCAATTCTCCGTAATATTAAGATTTACTAGTGAGACGTAACTGTTAAGGATCACCCCCTAGTTAGTCAGTTACGTTAATGGTGGAACAGCCGCAATTACAATGATTACATCCACACATACTAGACCTCCATTTTTTAAGTTTTAATTACTTGATTACCACAGTTTTCGTTTTGTTCTCCTTAGTTTGAACTTTACGTGGAATAGTAATATAAAGTAACCCATTATTAAATACTGCATCGACCTTATTGGGGTCAAGATGTTCGGTGAGTCTAAACGAACGACTGAACGAACTGCGCTTTAGTTCACGTAGTAAGTAAACCGATTTATCGCTTTGTTCACCTTGCTGTACAGTCTTTCCAACAATACTTAGTACATCATCTTCAATTTGAATTGAGATATCTTCCCTGCTATATCCCGCAATTTCTGCTTCAATTTGAACTTTGTCGTCAAATGATAAAACGTTAACTTTTGGATACGCCGCCTTACCAAATGGTTCAATTCCAAAATTTTTATATACATCTGGGAATTGTCCACGGAAAGCTTCGTCAAAAAACCGGTCAAATGTATTCAAGAGATTATCCCGATTGAATTCCATTTCTCTTTCAATAACCGACTTAGGCACTCGCTGTACTGTCCACTTTGTCATAAATGTTCTCCATTATAAATTTTCCGTTTCCACTATTGGATAACGGTGATAAGGAACCCCGAGGGCGTTCCTAAAAATAAGTATAAACAAAAGGACAAAAGTAAACGTTTTGTTTACCTTTGTCCGTTGTTTTTTATAATCTACTTTTGTCGTTTTCCACCGAACATGCCATGTGATCTGCCCAATGGATGATACGTGGTAGACTTGTTTTCATTGAATACGGTGCAAAATTAATCAGATAACTCTTTGTACCGTCATCATATAGTCCATCGGAGAGTTTAATTGCCAACCATTCAGTTTGAGTGACTTGTACTCCATACTTCTGTAGAAGAAATAGCGCACGATCCGTAATTTTGAAATATTGTAGATTGTCATTCATCTTATACATCTCGCCGCGCTTTCTGTGCCAATCAGAGTCTTGATCTACGTAGTGTGGACCTTCTTCCGGATTTCCCAACTTACCAAGATCGTGGTGAAGTGCGGCAAAAATTAATTCCTGTTTAGTGAAATTAACGTCACCTTCAAGTGACTTGTACAATGACGCCATTTTCAGTGCAGTTTCCGTAACTCGTAAAACGTGATCAAGGTATCCACCTGGCCACGCATTATGGAAATGTGCCTTTCCTGACGCGGGCGCCATCATCAGTTCATCTTTCATTAATTCATACATTGCCACAAGCTGATCAGCTCGTGGGTCTGCCTTAATATATTCCATGAACTTATTGTAATTTTGTTCAATAATTTCTTCTGAGTTCTGAATGGTAAACATAATAACCTTTGGTTAAATTTAAATTGTAATATGATGAAGTGATAACTTCTTTTGTGTGGTCTTCATCCACAGTTCAAACAGAGTTGGAGCAGTGGGTTTCTTCAGTAACGTCATGTTGATATTTTCAAGATCATTAGCTGCCTTTTTATTATTACAGGTAGAACATGCGGTGACCAAATTATCCCACGTTGATTTACCGCCCTTGCATTCGGGAATAACATGATCGCGTGTTAAGAACTCACTGGTACGAAGTTCTGAACGTGTTCTGGCGCAATATTGACATATGTAATTGTCTCGTATAAATAGATTGCGCTGACTTAGTGCTGCTGTTGTTCTGAAGATCTTTCTTCCTTTTACAAACATTTTTAATGCCACGATCAATGGTACTTTAAATGTTTGTTTTGGCGATCTTACTACCATATGCGGATGTTCTTCTACTATAATTGCCTTTCCTTCCAAGATCAAAAGAAGTGCTCTTTTAGATGTTATAATAGATATTGGTTCATACGTAGAATTTAGAACAACGCACCGTGTTGTCTCAAACTCCATAAGTCATTCCTCTATTTTCGTTGATTCTTCAATTACTTTATCAACTTTGTATTTGATGATTACGTCTTTGGTTTTTTGAGCGTATTCGTATTCTTCCGCTTTCACAAAAATCTTAAATGCTTCTTCCAAAGTATCTAATATTTTGGGACGAGGAATCCATGCAAACATACTATTATCTTCAAATTTAAATAAATCAATCCGTTCGGTATTTACGGATAAATTTCTATTAATCTCACGCACTATGTACTTGTAGACAAGTACTTTGTTTTCGGTGATAAATTTTTCCCAAACCTGCGCCGATTTATTTGGTAGAACGAGCATTCTTTTTACCTCTAACCGAAACTTTCTTCGGCGTCTTTTTTACCGTTTTTAGTTTACGAACTGCTTTCTTTGCAACCGTTTTATTTGTTTTTTTAATAACCGGCTCGCCAGTTCCACCATTTCTAAGACGTTTAATCTCCACTGGATCGGTTACTACCACCCCTCTGGAATACACCACACCGTTTTGCTCAAAGTATGACTTGAAGTGCCAGCCACGAGGCTTATCAGACTTTTCAGTTTTATAGCCAGACGGAGGGGCTATCATCTTCTGGACGCAGTATGCGCAGGTCACTCGAACAATTTCCTGCGGTACCTCTACCTCTTCGGCGCCACACTCACTACAAACCAAATATTGCCGACCGACAACTTTACGAATTTCCGATTTAGACAACTTCTTGATTCTACGCTTTAGTGCCATGTTAACCTCGTGATTGGATCTTCCAGATACGATATTTAAAATTCCACCGGGACTCTAAAAACTTCACTCTGTGTTTGAAACTGTGTAACCTACCCTGCTCTTTAACTAGTTCTTGAAACTTAATCAACTCATTACGTGAATTGATTAACTGCCCTAGATGATCCGACTTATTTATACTAGTTAATACTCGTACGTATTCTTTAGTTACTTCGTCGTCACCAAAGAATTTTGCAAGGAAGCGTTGAATAATGTTATACACATAAATTCTCTAATTAAATTATTAAACGCTAACCACGTTGCAAGTGGACGTGAGGGGAGTCGAACCCCTGTCCGAGATTGCTTCCTATTAAGTTTTTATGTACGTAGTCATTTTATTGTACTACACCGCGTTTAAACAAATGACGAACCCACGCAGCTTTGAGTTGGAGGATTCTTTACTGAATGTCAACTCATTCTTCAGTAATATATCATATGCGATTACAAATTACCTTATATGAATCAGTAACTTGTCAAGCAGCGGATCTAAAAGATCAGGCTGCTAAGGCTAAGT